AAGGAAATTCTAATTTCAAAATTGAAAATTGCTATTCTCAATCCGTTATCAATATGACTTCTGCTACTGCAGTTGGTGGATTTGTGGGATTAGACCAATGCACTCAAGCTTCTGGCAATAAATACTATTCTAACTGCTATGCTAATACCGTAATGCTTGGCGAAGGAACCAAGAAGGGTTTCTGTGGTGCAAGAGTTGAGGATTGCACCTCTACTCAGACGGGTTGTGTCTGGAATAAAGAATTAAGTGGAGTTGATACGGATACTCTACCAGATACAGTTGGATACCCTGATAAAGAGATGAGATTGGAAGTCACATTTACGGGATTAAGTTGGAGTAAGGATATCTGGTGTTTAATAGATGAATCATATCCATATCTTAAATGGGAAAAATAAAATGGAAATAAATCTTACTCAAATAATCAGTTGGTTAGTAAGCGTGTTTCTGGCTTGGTTTACTGCATTTATGAAAATAAGCCACGCTCAGGGAAAACAAGATGAAACTTTAAACAATCTTAATAAAGAAATCTGTAGATTAAATGAAACGCTGAAAGTTCAGGAAAATCTATTTGTGCGAAAAGATATATTTGATACTAAGCTGGAAGAGATAAGTAAGGACATATCCGATATACGGGCGATGGACATATCGGTAAGATTGACTAAGATAGAAACTCAGCTTAGCCAAATCCAAGAAAGCATAGAGGAACTGAAATATTTTAACAATAAAAGAGAACGGCGTCAAAAGTCCACTTAACCAGAAATTTTTTAAGGTATGAAATAAATAAAAGAAGTATAGTTTATGCGGTCAAGCAAGAAAATTAAAATTAGGCACCAATTTGGGGCTCAGGATTGAAATGGGGTTATAAATGAGATTATCCGATAAAAAATTACTGGATTTGGCGAATGAGATTACGGATTACTTTGTGAAGTTGGTAGAATTTGAGAATCGGGATGATATAGAGATAAGAATTGAGGATAGTATAGAAGATACGGAAGATGAAGGTGCTACTTATATTACTACCTCGCACGGTTATTGTGCTATAATATTAACAAATCAGAAAGAGTTTGATGAAAAGCAAAGGTTAAGATTAATATTTCACGAACTTACTCACGCTATCTTGAGGGAATACTTAATTTTCTATGAAACTTTCATTGGCACTGAAGATGAAGAAAGTATATCACGGCGGGTGTTTGAACAGACCAATGAGAAAGTTGTAAAGAGAGTGGCTAAGCTTTTGGAATATATATGGGAAAATAAAAATAAGGAAGGAATACATTGAATAATTTTAGTGTAGATATTTGGCGCAGAGCGATAGCACTAAAGAAAAAAGCGGATGAACAAGGTGAGAGTTTAGGAAGGCAAAAATTGATGGAATTGCTGGATATAACTGAGCCATTAGCACGCTGTATAGTTTTTGCCTTGACTTATAGAGATATACTTAATTGCAGTAGCACTTCCTATCCTGTAGAGACAGATACGACTGAGTTATTATTTGGTGATGTGCATATTCCATTTCAGAATAAGGCTTCAGTAGAAGTAATGCTTGATTATGCCAAAGAGATTAAACCTGATATAATATCTATAATGGGTGATTTGCAGGACTGTTATCAAATAAGCACCTTTAATACAAACCCTATTCGTGGCAAAAGATTATTTGACGAGATAAAGGAAGGACGGAATTTTCTATATAATTTAAGAGAAATGTTTCCTGAAGCACGGATAATCTTTTATCGTGGAAATCACGAGGAAAGAATAGAAAGATATATATTTGACAGGGCACCACAATTAGCGGAACTGGTAGCAGGACTATTAATTGACAAGCTGGAGCTGAAACAATTAAATATAGAATATATAACTGAGCCATTTGCAATTGGCAAGTTATGGCATCTACACGGACACGAGAAACCATCTGGAAGTTATAATCCTGAGTATATTTGTAATGTATTTAGTCAATATATAGGAGACCACTTTGTTGTTTTTCACTTTCATCGCACGCAGAGTAAAACATTTAAGAGAATAGGAAATAGGTTTTGGAATACCTATAGTGTAGGTTGTCTTTGTGGAGATTTGGATTATGCCAGACTGAATAAATGGCAAAACGGATTTGGTGTAGCAAGATACGATAGTGAAGGAAATTTTACTTTTGATAATAAGACTATTTTAAATGGAGTAATATATTGATGAATTATAATAAGAAAACAAAGAAAGCTATTAAAGAAAGCTATAGAAACTATCTACATAGATTTGACAATACAGAAGAATTCTTTTATAGTTTAAGTGGTGGAACTAAAATAAAGTTAACAAATACTTGGAAGCACGCTTTGGTCGGCTTAATAATAGGTATAATATGTGCTATATTTATTATGCTATTTGATGTAGAAGAACTTATATGGTTTTTGGCTTGGTCTTTTACTTTAGCTACGATAATCTGGGAAAACAATCAAAGATTAAATAGCAAAAGAAAGTGGAATTGGATAGATGCCATATTTGATTTCATAGCTGGTAATGGTGCATTCTATCTGGTTTACTTTGCCATATTAAAAGTTTTCTACATATAGAAAATCTTTTTTTAAGTTTGGGCCTTAACTCATAATATAAATATTCTTATTTTAAGTTTGAGGCTGGACTTAAAATATAATCCAAAAATATTATAATAAAATTGGATTTCATTCCTTAAATATTATAATTTTATAGGAGTTTAAAATGAAATTATCAAAGAATTTAGATAGTAAAGAAATTGAGTGCAAGTGCGGTTGTAGCTTAAATAAATTAGACAGCAAGACCGTAGAAATATTTCAGAAAGTGCGTGATTATTGCGGGTTTCCCATAATCATTAACTCTGGTTGTAGATGTTCTAAGCATAATAAAGCAGTTGGTGGAGTAGCGGATTCTGCGCATTTGCCTGATAAGAAAGGGATTTGCCACGCATTGGACTTAAACTATAACAATTCTCAGGAATTGTATAAGATGCTTAAGGGATTATTTAATGCGGGTTGCACTCGGATTGGCATAAACTTTCAGAAACACTTTGTCCACTTTGATACAGATAATACTAAGCCTCAGAATGTAGTATTTAAGTATTAAAAAACCCCGCCATAAAAAGCGGGGTTCTTGACTTGGAGGTTCAATTAGGAGGTCTGTCTTTGTTTAATTTTCTTCATTACTTCATTATTATATTGTATAAATCCCTGTTTAAATTCTTCGGTTATGGCTTCGTCTATGCCTAAATCTTTTGCTATTTTATCCGCCTGTTGTTCTCCTAAGCGATAATACATTTGCATCCATAATTTCTCACATACAATTTTATATGCGTCATCTCCAAATTTTTTACTTCTTCTTAAATAATCCTGCAAATGATTAGGATGTTTAGAGCAAAGCGGACATTTTATCCATACTGCAGGATAAATTGAATTGTAATTATTTGTTAAGTTCCTTCCTGCTGGATTATTTTTAAAGTATTCATAGGCATAAACATCTATCATACCCTCTCCATTGCAGAGTTGGCAATCAGTTCTGGTTTCTGGCTTATTCTCTTTTTTAAATATATCACGCATATAACACCTTCACTTTATCTTGGTCTTCAGGATGGACAATTGATTCTTTTAGGATTAGACCAGAATTATCATAACCCACCATTATGAAATTATACATAGGATGAATAGTAGAGGCAGAGCGGAACTTAATCCGCCCCGCTTCACGCTTGAAACCCTTTACTTCAACAAATGTAATTCTACAGTTAGGGATTATAACCCGAAAATCTGGAGTATAATTACAGCCCTTAGCTAAATTTAACTTTTCAGGTTCATAATCCCATCGTTCTATCTTGCCAGCAGATTTTAGCGCATCCAGATACATTGCATACTGCATCTCCGCCTTACTCTTCATTTCATAGTTTCTGTAATACAGCTTATCCTTATAGGTATTGTTTCTGATTTTTATTCCAGAATGCGCATACTTCTTCATCTCTCGTTTATCTCCAAAGTTTTATCTATTAGAGACAACTCATCAACAGAATTAGTCAGCATAACCCGAGACTTCAGATTATCCTTATCATCTTTAGTCATATTGCTGGTATTTATTCTTTCCAGTAATTTATTCTTTAGTGCGGTTATATCAATATCTGGATTAGTAACAGGCTTTTCTTCTGGTTCTTCTTGTGGTGCCTGCTTGGATTTTGGAATTACTTTTTCTGATTTCTTTTCTGGTTCTGGTTTAGGTTCTTCTTCAACGGGTGCGTTGAGAAATTCTGGATAAGAAACTGGCAGACTTTCAAAGTCTTCTTTTGACTTTATCTCACCCACCGCATATCTTACACTCTCATCGTTTATTAACGCACTTGCAATTTCTACACTCTTAGGCATATACTTGAGGACTTTCTTTATTACAGTTTTTTTAGCCATATCCTCGTATGCTGTATCCCACGGACTGATTGATTTAGTTTTGGATTTAGAGTATCGTTCTTTGTGCTGGTCTACTTCTTTTTTACTCATTATGGCAAAATTTGTAGCACCTGTAGAAAGTTTGGCTACAGCATAATACAATATAGGTTCGCCTCTATCATTAAAGTTTGGTTCGTGTATTATTTTCCTGTCTGTTCCCAAATTAACTTGAAACTTATCATTGCTATAAACCGTTTCTGCATAAAGTTCTGCGGCAAGTGGATGACGATAGAAGAGTTCTATTAACCCTTTATACCCAAACTGGAATTGTGCTAAGTAGCAATTATTCTTTGAACTCCAGTAAGGGATTATGTAATATTGTTCAAGAGTTATGTCTAAGTTCAATTGTGCACCAAGCATCAATGCGCCTATGAGAGATGTAGCCTCGCAATTCTGTAGCATTGGATTTCTTCTCACTTCTGTTATGGCAACCCTTACAAATCTTTCCGCAAGTGCGGGATTGCCTAAAGCCATCAGAAATTGTGATTGGGATTTTCTTATTAACCCTATAACGGTTTCTTGTTTTTGTGCTATTTCATTTGCCATTTTTACCTCCTTATGGCTTATAAAATAAAAGATATGCGTCTTGTCTATTTAGGTATATATTTAGGTTTTTGTCATAATACCAGACATAGCCCGTATCATCGCAATAGTCAAAAGAATCATAGTATTTCATCAGCGTGCACAGCGTGGCAAAAGTTATGGTAAATCGGTCATAATCATAAGTATTTAACATACAGACTACTCTATCAAGTTTTCCTTTTTGATATTTCAGTCTTACTGCAACGATTGCATTATGGACATCTGTATTAAAATAAGTTTCAATCTCTTCTTTCTTATTATAATTATCATAGAAGAAGCCATAGTTTGCCATCAAGCCAGCACATTTCTCTCTACTATATCCCCATTCTAAGCCAAATAATATTTGAGCGAATAGTCCTGCTACTAATAATGACAGGATGATTGTTATGATTATCTTTTTCATCGGTCTTTCCTCACATCCACCCTAAATCTCATCTTTTCTATACAATTAACTCCATAGTATTTTTCCAGAATTGCGACAGTTTTAATGACGCTGGTCATATCAAATTTATCGGGTTGCAGTTCTATGTAGTCAATTATGTTTAAATCATCCCGATTATCAATAGACAGCTTACCTATATATTGATTATCTTTATAAAGATACATCGTTGGCAATTGCCATTCACTAAAGACATTGAAAATTTGACTTGTAAGTGCATTTCCCGTCATTTCTGCACCAGTTTCGGAAAATTGCCACTCATCATTTTCTTTCCAGTAATACCCGATATTTAGGTCTTTTGCTGTTATTGCGCTGGCAATATGTTCTGCTTCACATACTCCAGCTTGCGTTAAGTCAATCAGGATATTCCCGATTTTGATTAAGTTTTCGTTAATCATTTTTCCTCCTTAATTTCTCTTATATCCAGCTTGTAATATCCCGCTGGTATTTTATATTTTTCTTTGTCAATGTTGTTTTCCTTGCACAAGGCATCTATATCATACTTGTTTTGTAGGATATATTTATAGGACGCCTTATATCTCGTTCCAATTTGTTCTTGATTTTTGCCCAGTAGTATCTGTATCGCCTTTTTAATTTCATCTCGGCTTTGTTCAAGCGGTCTGATTTGTTTTGTTATTTCCAAATATCTTTCAATTAACTGTTCTATCTGAGGTTCCATATTGTAGTTTACAGAATATTCTGGCACTGCTTCCAGTTCTGGTTCTATATCTTCCACTACCATTCTATGAAACTCCTCTTCCGCTTTCCAGAGCGCAGTTATAAGTTCTTCATCTCTGTAAATAGTATGCTGAACTAACTTCTGCCCGCCCACAAGGCAAGCCACTGTTGCAGACTTAGCTTTTGTTAAGCCAAAGTAATGCACCACTTGCCACAGATAATATTCAGGCACTCCGTGTAGCCACTCATCCAGAGAATATTCGGAAGTAGTTTTAGCCTCTATAAATTCATCATCATTAAGATAGTAGTCAATATATCCTACTCTATAGCCTTCTCTGAGTTCATAGTTATGCTGTTTTTCGTTAAATTCCAGTCCCCTATCTTCCAGAATATCTGTTATTATAATAGTTTCAAGTTTTCTGCCCCACTTAACCTTTTCGTTGTCGGATAAGTCAGGCTTAGGTCTTCTTCCCGTTTTAATTTGCCAAAGTTCCAGAATGTTCTGAAATCTATTGGCATTCATAATTGTAGCAGCATCAGTTCCGCCTATGTTTTCGTTAATCATTTTCTCTCCTTTGTTTCTTCTCTTTCTATAGTAGAAATTCTATATTCCTCAGGAATATCATATTCATTACTCAAATAATCCATTATGATTTCGGGGATATATAATCCACATTCTCTTTCTTCATTGATTTCTTTTTCCAGCTCGTCTATCAGGTTTTTTGTTTTTACTATTGTATAGCAGAAAGGACAGTATAAAAGAGTTTCCTTATCATTTTTCTTGTATTCAAACAAATCACCCCTTTCTCCGCAAAGTTCACAATCGGCATCGCTATCCAGTTTTTCACCACAGCCTGGACAGTATCCGCCTTCAAACTCATCTTGTTCATCTCGTCCCACGCCTTCCCAAATTTGATAGATAAGCGAATAATCATAATACTGGTGACAGCGCCAGCAATACCCGCCCTCGCTATCAATAGATTCGGTTAGTTCAAATACGCTTGGCATTTTATTCCTCCTTATTATTATTGTTCCAAACATTATGTTTGTAATCATTCTATTTTGTTTGCATAATTAAATAACGATAGATACCATTTTCATTTTTTTCAATGTTTAGTTTGAACTTTTTGGCAATCTTTTTTAATGGCTTGTATAAACCTTTTTTATTCATTTCATTCTCCTTCTATGTATTTTCTTATTTGAAATAAGGCATTTTTAATCTTTTCTGGTAAGTAAATATTATCGTCCAAGAAATAATCTAAAGGAGCACTAAGAAATTCTACTCTCTCTACTATAGGTTCTTTTGTTATTGTGAGGTAAAAGGATATTTCTTTAGTTCTTTCCAGATATTCACCCATTATGTCAGATTTACCTCTATCTTTGACTTCCAATAACTCTTCTGCAGTTAAGTCATAATAGAAGTTATATACAGTATCTAATTGACCATAGATATTTGTTTCTTCTTGATAGATTTTATTAAGCATTTTGTTCCTCCAGTATTTGTTTGGTTTGGGTTATAATCTTTTCAAACTTGGGATATACCTGTTGAAGCGCCTTGATTATTTTCAGCCCTTTTATATCATCATTTGGTATATTGATAATGCGGGTTTGTATGCTTATATTTTCATAGTTTTCATTATTGGCACCAAGATAAGCCTCAAGTTCTATTTCTGTCATAAATTCTCCTATTGTAATTTCAATAGTTACTATGTTGTTTTTTTGTACAATTATTTCTGCCGTAATCGTATCTTCGTTTATTCTTGGGGGTCTCAATATTGTCTTGTCTCTTAAGAAATCTTTCAGGAATGCCAAGATTTCTTGCTGTAATTCTTTATATGATTTCATTTTTTGCCTCCTCATTTATATTTATTTTTGATTTTTGAGTCATTAAAATAGCAAGACCAAGATTATCTAATATGTCTTTTTTATTTTTAAATCCCATTATAATAAAGTTATTTGCAAATTTGCTATCGGGGATGGTAATAATGGCTCTGGTATTTTCTATAGACCATCTATTATTTTTAGTTTTAATAAATAACCTTAAATTTACTTCTAAATCATTTCCTTCTAATAACATTGATAAAGTGTTATAATCACTTGATATAGAGTGTAAAATATTTGCTTTTTTAATTGATAATTTATATTTATCTAATATGGGTTGTAGAAATTTGATTATTTGGTCTTCAAGCATTTTAATCTCCTAAAATACAAAGCCAGGGACTGAAATAATTTGTCCTTGTTCATTTCTAACCGCTTCTGGATGACCTGTTGCTGGTGCTATAAGGTCATTTCTTCCTATTCTTTCTCCTGCCTCTAATACCATTGCGGATACTATATAAAGGACATTTTCTTCTGGTTCAGGTAATCCTTCAATATCTCCATACTCTACTTTGTAAACATAGATTTCATCTTGTAGTAGTTCTGGAGAAGTTACATTGGTAAACTTAGCAGAAACTCTCGCTATTGTTCCAGATGGAGGGAATGTTTTCCCGTTGTTTAGTTTAATAGTATGTGGAGTTAAGTTAATTATGTCTATCATTTTTACCTCCTTAAGGCAATCTTATTATGTTTATCAAATTTTTTAATTCTTTCAAATTATCCCTTAACATATCATTAACAAAGTCTATGCTGTTTATAATTTGTTCTAATTGGCAATGTATACAGATTTTCTTGCCTCCAAATTCCCAGATTTCTCGCACTTGCTGACACTTGGGACATTTATAGGTTTTCATCTTTTTCTCCTTCATTGTTATCAATCTTTTCTATATATTTCTGTATTCTAAAGTTTTTTATCTCTGATTTATCCATTATCTCTCCAGTTAGCAGAGTAGTTTCCATTACTTCTAAGCCTTCAATATTACCCACTTTAAAGATTTGTTTTAATATGATTATCAGTATTCTATAATCAATTTCAGGTATTGGTTTGGCTATTTCTAATATAAATCTTACTTTTTCTCTTTCTTGTATTTCATCATAATTTGAAGAATTATAGCTGTCTGGATTATGTAATAGTTCGCTATAGGTTCCATAATCTATTATACAGTTTTGGTATAATGCGTTGATAAGGTCATTGAAATTCATTTCTTTCTCCTTTTTATTTGTCTATAAAGTTCTTTTATTTCTCTGTGTTTTGCGGGGTTATATTCTTCTATTGCGTGTCCCCGCTTAAATGCCTCATAATTGCTTTGCGGGTCATCAATACCGTGAAGCTCTCTGCTTTCACGGTCGTAATCTGTAATGGTTCTCCACGCATAGTAAGAGGCAAATTCCTTAGAATAGAAAAGTTTCACTCCTCTGTCTTCCCACCACTTTCTTTCTGTTTTCAGGAAGTCAATTAACTGGTATCGCTTTAATGCTCGGGTCATCTTAATCAGTTCCATCGTTGTTCCTCCTTAGTTCTTGTTAAATTTATATTGTTCAAGCTGTTCTATTCTTGTTAATATCATATTTGCGTCTTGGTCATAGTATACAATGTCATTCTTGAACTTATATGCTGATAGTTTAGTGGCTATCTCCAAAAGATATTCCATTTGGTTATGTTCATCTTTCTCTTTTAGTTTTACTTCAATCGCTTTCAATAACTGTTTCTTTTCCAGTTTTGATACCAAGACATTTGGACGCAATCTAACTAATTCATCGTTGGGATTTGGCAAAAGCTTTTTACAGGCTTTTGTCTGCACCCAATTGTTTATTATCGCACGGTAATGCGATTTGTGGTATTTAGCTTTGGTCGGCTTGTTCATCCGCCATTCACCGTATATTAAAATCATCTCTTCTGCAAATTCCGTGCCATAATTTGCTATAAGCTTAAGCAAATCTTCATCACTCAAGATTAAGTCAAAGTTATTATCTTCAATCACTTGCCTCAACTTTAGTATCCTTAAATCAAGAACTTCTTCCTTTTTCTCGTCTAAGTCTATGGGCTGTATGATTTTATAACTCATAAACTCAAGGTTAGGACGGAAATAAAGGGTTAAGCCTGTTTCTGGTATAGTGATTCTAAGGATTTCTTTACCCTGTATAACGATTATGGTTTCTGTGCAGGGAATGTTATAATAGGAATTGATAAATCTGAAAACATCGGCTTGTGGAGAGAGACTTCCTTTGCTAAATTTCCAGATACCAGCAGTTATGGGTGGTGGAGTAATATGAAAGAACTCCAGAATTTTAAATATTATTTGATGTGCGGGGTGTTCGGTATTAATAATCTCAGTTAGTTCTTGCATCTTTTCTATAATTGTCATTGCAATGCTCCGATGGCTAAAAATGTGTTTGATATTTTTTCTCTAATTTTCATCTTCATTGTTCCCCAACCAGAATTGTTCAATTTTTCTTATGTTTTCTTTTTTATCTATCATATAGGGATTACCATATTCTTCTTCAATTTTTAGGTTATCTATTTCGTCATTCCGTATGTACCCTGTAAATATAAGTGTGCGAGGTATAACCATCATAGTTCGGTCTGTATGATATTTCTCGTTTCTTTGGGGATAAACATTGTATTTTAGCTTCAAATAAAAATCGCATATACCAAGCCATTTGGTTTTTATATTTATTTTACAGATTTGTTCAATCTTGGTCTGGGCATTTTCAATTGTGCCTTCATAATAAAATGATTCTTCTTTTTCCCAATCAGTAATAGAAACATACAAATGACCATCAATTAAATCGTTATGAATAAGAGTGTCCAAAAAATCTATAAATTTCATTTTGACCTCCTTGCATATTGTCATACGGATATTATAATCGGAAAACCAGAAAAAGCAAATCATTTTTTAAGAAATTTTAAATTATTTTTTCTACAATATTTTGGTCAAAATCTTTTTTACCAAATGTCATACTAAAATAGTAGGAATTTCATAGAAGCCAAATTTTAAGGCTTTGTTCTTGGGGTAATATTCTTATTGTCAACTCTATTATTTCATACATCAGCAAATAAATTTGAGCCCCTTTTAGGCAAATTTAATTGCATATGTCTACCCCGTTTTCCTGATAATTTTCTTTTTAGCTTAAAAATATGATTTCCTTTCTGAGCCCCAAATAATGCCGAATTTTTAATTTTCTCTGATTTTTAATATAGTTTATGCACCCAGATATAAAACGCCTCGTATTTTTAATTTTTGACCCCAAATTTTTAAAATCTATCTTCACTATCCACCCAAATTTTTCAAACCCCAGAAAATCACCTAAAACTCTATTTTTAAATTTTTATTGTAATCTATTCTCTTTCAATTGATTAAGCCAGAATTTTCACTTAAAACCTGAATTTTTCTCGCCCTCCTGTGCGCATAATTGTATATATATTATATAAGCTATCGTGTAAGTATAATATTAACCCCCGAAATTTTCCTGTACCAGCCCTTGCCCAAAACTTCGCTCAAATTTTCTTCTCTTTTTATGCCTTTCTCTTTAGTATTTCTCTTTATCTAATACTTATTCCTTAGCTTTTTCTCTTCTTGTAATATAAAAGCTTTATGCTTTTTAATATTATTTATATTTTATATATTATATGCTTCTTGATTAATCTCTTTATTTCTTTTCTTTGCTTCTTTCTTTTCTTTTTTCTCTATCAAACTTCTTCACGGCATTTTTTGACCAATTTTTGAGTGGGGTTAAATCATTTAAAATCATTGAATTAAGCTAATGACTTAACAATTTACTTTAACTTAATTGGCTTAACTTATTCTTAAATAACATATTTGCATCCATTGAAAATTTTTCTCGCTTGCAAAATCGTTAATTTGATATATTAACTTACTCAAACTCAATTGTTTAAACCTATAATCTTAAAGTAAATTTAACTTTCTTCAACTATCTCCTTCCAAATCAATGACTTAACAAACCTCATAAAACGACATCTTCCAAATCGCCTTTCCAGAAACCCTATGTATATTATTGTGCATACTATATTTATGACAAGACTATTTAATTAAAAGCCATCTAAAAAATTTGATAATTAAAAATCAAAAGTGGCATATATGCTTTATAAAAATTGAAAACCGTGTTTATAGCTGTTCAAGGCAACAGTTCTCACCAAAATTTTTTCTGCGCCTTTATAGCTCAGTTTTCCAGTTCAGAAACCACCAAATTTTTTGGTATAAGTAAAAAACATTTTGACTATCATATTTGATTTAAACCTGAACTCAGAAGAAAAGTTGAATAAACAGAAAGATTGATAAAAACAAATAAATTGTCTTCATAATTGTGGAAAAAAATCAACAAACTGTGGAAAATTTTCAACAACCTATTTAAACTCTTCTTATAAAAAAAATTAAAATTACTAAATGCCTCAAACCCTCTCCAGTAAACGATTTATGAGCTGTTGCAAAAAAAAATCAAAAAAAAGTGAAAAAAATTGAAGATTTTTCTTGACATATAGACAAATTCAATTATATTGTATAATGTAAGATTGAAAACTTAGGAGGTTATAATGAAAACAAAGAAGGTTCGTTCAAGTGTTGACGCTGAGTTTCTTCAAACTGAAGAAGCCCGCATTATCAATTCTGTATTACCACCCTTCAATTTAACTTATGAAGGATTAGAGTATCAAGAATTTTCCCCCGTTGAAGGGGAAGAAGACAATTGGTGGGATAGCTATATTTGTCCCACCTCAAGAAAAAATAGGAGGTCAAGATGAAACAGCAATTATTTCAGCAACTCTCGGAACAAATCAAACAATATTTAATAAGTAAAGGACTTATATTCGTGAAGCAAGTAGTAGATGTGGCTGAACAATATTATAAGTTCTATTTTATTTATGAAAACAATTTAATTGAAATTGGGTCTATTGTCTTATTTGACGATAGCATTAACCTATTTTTTGAGTATTATGAATGGAGAAATGAAGGAAGAAGACAAAAAAGTCCACAAATTGAGAAATTAACCCCGTCAATACAATTTCATATATTCCACATTGAAGCAGAATTTGAAAAAGTAAAGCCTGAGCTTGATAGAGGGCTTGAATGTTTTAAAAAATTGCTTGAGGTCTATCATAATGAGTATGGAGGTGTATAATGAAAACCCTACACGAAATTTTTAGGGAATTAGGAATATGCTGGTCAGATGACTTCTATGACAAAATGGCTGAAAATTGGGATGATTGCCACGATGCTATTTTTGTCTACAATACAGAAACAGAAAAAGCCAGATTTGGAAGAATTCCTAAATGTAACTGGTTTTTGTCTGATAACGAAGTCTTAATTGCAAGAATGAGTAAACCATCCGAATATTCTTATGATTTTGATGACTTTTTTTCTGAAGAAGAATTAGAAGAAATTAGAGATAATTTTGATGGAGATTGGAGTGAATGGTTAAGTCAACATACTAATTATACTCTTGAAGAAAGGATTAATGATACAGCTAAATGTTATTTAGAAAATAATTGGTATCAATTCTATAATGAAATGGAGGAAAAATTGATGGAAGGGCAAGGAGGCTTATAATGAGTAGAGTAGAAATACCAGATAGACTAAGTTTATATTACCTGCTTGAGGCGGATAGAAAAGAAGAATTTTACAATATGATTGCAGGAGAAATTGCAATCTATGGATTGAACAATTATTACCTTAATATGCTTCAAACAGCAAGTAAAAAGTGGAGTAAGGAGGTGTCAAATGACTGAAAAATTGGAAAAAATAGAAAAAATATTGACTATTATTTATATTGCTGGTATGTTGGATGTTTGCATAGTTCCCTGGATAGGTATGGCAATCAACGATAATAAAATATCAAAAATAGTAACAAGCATTGGTTTGGCTGGTGCTGTTGCAATTACAGTTTCAATGTTTTTAGGATTAATATTAATGATAATAAAAGATAAATTAAGAAAGTAAATAACTCAATCAATCATTTACCCCCTTGCCGTGTGTGAGGGGGATTTTTTTATCCCTGTTTGGCAAGTTTATGATAATTGATAAAGAAATATTTTTATGACAAGTAAACTGATGCAGGCAAGTATTGTCAACTTATCGTCAATTTGCGTCAACTGCTTAAGCTTAACCCTACAAGTCAAGCCTTCCAAATTGATATTTTTTCAAGTTTCTTAAGCTGGATGCCGTTTCTGAAGCGCTGTCTCTACAAGTTTCTGGATGGCAAGTTTACAGATTGATGTTTCCAGATTGATGGATTTTCTAATTTCCAAGTTTCCGATTTGATGGATGAGAGAAGACCCAGTCTTCGAGGCTGGCGGGCGGAAATTTTATGACATCTCCAGCGGCGTAAAATTAGGTAATTGAAATGAAAATTTTGGTTCGGGATTATAGCTGAGCAAAAATGGTATGATTTTAATTTGACAAATGAGTTTTTTGGATTATATTGTGATTATGATGAACCTTCTTTATTCAAAAGCTATGACCTCCGAGCAAGCGGTGGAGATGTCACCCGATGTCTCTGCCGTTTTTTTATATGGGGTAAATTTAGGATTTTTGAGTATATAGGAGTAAAAATCAATATTTAAGGGAATTAAAAAGATATGGAAACAGAGTTAAAGCCAGTGAAAGTAGGACAAGATAAAGCGAGTGTAGAGAAGATATTGGAGAATGTAGAGGAAGGAGTAAATGATTTTTTAGTGATAAGATACATAACAGCGATATTGAAGTTGTATAAAGGTGATGAGGGTAAGGCTATAGAGGATTGTTCAAAGACTTTAAAGATAAAGAAGGATAAAGTCAAAGCAGTTTGGGAAGCGAGATATGGTATAATTAAGCATAATGAGGTTTTATTTCAATTAAGTGGCGATGTAATAAAGCGGAAAATACGGGTTTTGTATGATAGATTATTAAATACATTGCTGGATAGAGATTTCAGTCAAGAGAGTGTAAAAGTAATACTTGAAGCATTAAGAACTATAGCACAGATAGAGGCGAGAGATAGTTTAACTGATAGTATGGCTTCACCGAGAGATGTTTTAGAGAAAGATGGACAAGGAAATGTAGTGAGTATAACCCGAGATAAGTGCGTGATATTAGTTCCTATGCCGAATAGTGCGCAAAGACAGACTATAGAATTGAGTGATGGCACACTTATCAATGATGATATAATGGATACAGAGACAAAACGGGAGATGGAAGAGGTTCACGCTAAGACTATAGAGGCGCAAAAGAAGTATGAAGATACTCCAACGGATGTAATAGAAGAAGTGAAAGAGATAGAGCATAGAGTAATGGGACGCAAAGCCAAGAAGAAGGCGGGAGAGCAAGATGAGTCTGATTGATTTACCTGATAGTGATAAAAATGCCTATACTGAGGATGGAGTTCAGCAGATACTGTTTTCTCCTTTCCCTAAGCAGGCAATGTTTTTAGCCAGTGAAGCAGATGAGGTTTTGTTTGGTGGAGCGAGAGGTTCGGGTAAAACTCAGGCTTTAATCATAGATGCGGCATTAAAACCAAGAAAGTGGCATTATGAAGGTAATCAATTGGATATGAAGCCTGTAGTAGATAAATATAGTATAGATTATCCTGAGTATAGAGCGATAATTATAAGGCGCAGATATGACGATTTAATCAAGAATTTCATACCTGAAGCGCAGAAAATATATAGTAAATTAGGTGCGGTTTGGCGAGAAAAGCCTAAATCTTTCACTTTTCCGAGTGGAGCTAAGATTTTTATGGCATATTGTGATTGTAGGGCGGATGTAGATAAATATATTGGTGGTAATTATCATTATTTAGGTGTAGAAGAGTTAAATCAGTTTCCTGAGAGCTGGATACGAGATTTGGGTGGTTCAGTTCGGTCAGTTAATCCTGAGCTGAAACCTTATAAGAGATACACAACAAATCCAGGTGGCGTGGGTCATCTATGGATAAAGCGCAAATTTATTGATAAATGTCCTCCGAAAATAGGAAAAGAGCATTATGAAGAGAAATTTAATTTAAGTTGGAATGAGTTAATTCCTTCTCCTCCAGTTCAAGATGAGGAAGGTAATACTATACAATATATACCCGCTTTAGTGTTTGAAAATCCTGTTTTGGTTAAGCAAGACCCGAGATATGTGCGATATTTGAAGTCTTTAGATGAAACAAAGCGCAGAATGTGGCTGTTTGGTGATTGGGATGTTATGGGCGGTGCCTTTTTTGAAGAGTTTAGTGCATTTCATCATATTATAGATGCCAGAGATTTTAGTTTAGATACTTATACAGGTAGAGTTTATAGAGTGGTAGATTATGGCACGACCAATCCTTTTGCAGTGGCATTCTTTGTAGTGGATATAGACGGCTATGTCACGGTATTTGACGAGATATACGAGACAGGTTTAGTCCCGTCCGAGCAGGCAAGACGCATAAAAGAGAAAACAGCACGCTGGGGCTTAACTGAAGACGATATTTATGCTACTATCGTTGACCCGTCAATGAAGGTGAAAAGCCACGAATATCTTAATACCCTACACTCAAGTTTGGATATTTACATAGAAAATGGAATAGAACATATAGTTTTAGGTAATAATGATAGAGTTCAAGGCTGGGCTACTTTCCGAGAATATCTTAAGGTGCCTGAAGAAGGAAGACCTTATCTGGTTTTTACTTCAAACTGTAAAAATTGTATAGAAACCATACCATCATTAGTGCGTTCCGATAAAAACCCTGAGGATGTAAATACGGAAGGAGAAGACCACTTAGCCGATGCTTTGCGTTATGGCTTAATGTATATTGACCGTCCTCGTCCTCGTGCGAAAGAACCTGATGTCCCTGATTGGCAAAAGCGATTATTCGGTAAGAAACCCAAATCAAGCTTTACAATCAATAATGTATGGGCAGGATAAAGGATTGACAAGATTTAATAGTATAAAATCATAGGAAATAGGTATGATATGAGACAAGATGACTTAGTAAAAAATGTAATCAGCGTGTATCTGGATGGCACTAACAAGTGGAGTGAATCCAGAAAGAGGGCAGAAATTTGCTATAAATTTATGTTAAATGAACAGTGGAATAAAGAAGAAACTGAGAACTTTTTAGCACAAGGTATGCCTCCTATAGTTTATAATCTTATTTTACCACGAGTATTTAACCTTTTAGGCACAGAACAACTTAATCGCTCCTCTATCCAAATCAGACCTTACTATGAAAGTCAAAAAGAATTGGCGGGTATATTGACAGGCTTATTTAATAATCTATGGGAAAGTGAGAATGGCGAAGAAGAACTACAGCGTGCCTTCATAGATGGACTGATTATGCCTATCCCAGGCTGTGTCCAGATACGAGTAGAACCCGATGAAGCAGGATTTATGGATTATAAATTCCGTGCACTTAATCCCTATTCCGTCATATTTGACCCCTATTCTTCTCGTTATGACCTCAAGGATTGTCAATATGTAATAATGGAAAGCTGGCTGAGATTAGATGAGTTAATTGATACTTATGGTAATAAAGAAGAGTTTAGATTGGAAGGTTATGACAAGAAATGGTGGGAAAAGCTATCCGAAACGCTTAGCTCAACTATGAAAGAACTCTTTGGAGTGTCAAATATACAATCACAATTCTATGATAAAGAAAGAAATTTATATAAAGTATTGGAGATGCAAACCAGAACCAAAGAAAAGCGAGATTTATTTATTAACACCATTACCCAAGAATATGTAGTCTATCCCAAGAATAGTATAGAAGACCCTGCGTCTATGAATTTGATGTATGTATCCGAGACTGAGATTAAGAAAATACACTTAACTACAGTATGTCCATATTTCAATCTGGTTTTAGTAGATGAGAATAACTGGCTGGACACGGATAGATACGATATTATACCCTATTACTCAATGGACTTTGGCAATCAGAAATCGCAGAACTCGTCTCTGGTTTGGGCTATGATAGACCCGCAAAAGAACCTTAATAAACGAGAAATACAGAAAACAGCCTATATTGATAGGGCAATGATAAGTCCCGTGATGTTTTCCTATGAAGACCGAGATACCAAAGAAGATTTTGATATAAATGGACGCAATCCGCATTATACAATGCTGGTGCGCAACTATAGATTTCCTCCCACTCGCTTAGCTCCGTCTCCTATGCCTTATGATGTGTGGAACGATATAGCCGATGTAAAAGATAAAATGAATGATATATCGGGGATAAATGAAGCAGCTCGTGGTCAATCCGAATACTCAAATGAGAGTGCAAGACTTTATCAAATGAAAGTGCAAAGATTAGCTGCAACTATCAATCCTTACTATAGAAACCTGAGTAAAACCAGAAGAATGATAGCGGAATACTTTCTGGATACTTGTCGTCAAGTCTATTCCGAATTGAATAGGGTAGTGACCATAATGGATATGCAGAAGAATACCTCAAATGCTATACTTAACCAAGTGGATGGCGAGAATATCCGCAATCAAATTTCAACCTTTATAGGTAGAGTAGTCTTAGATGAAGGCAAACATTCTCCCACACAAACCCAAGAAAACTTTGAAAAGAAGCTGGTCTTGGCGCAAATGCTACCACGAGAACTGATAAACTGGGAATGGCTATTAAAAGATAGCGAATTACCCGATGTCCAAGAACAAATTGATTATATAAAACAAATGTTAGTTCAGATGGCACAGCAACAAGAAGTGCAAAACCAGATGGCAATAGAACAATTTGCACAACAGCAAGCGCAAGCTGAAGCTGAAATGGCAAATAAAATACAAAACAAGGAGAAAAAACAATGAAAGACGAGGAACTAAAGGGCGTCAATGAGACACAACCCACAGATTCCGATGAAGAAACATTGGACTTTGACATATTTGGCGATTTAGAAGACGAATATGGCGAAGAAAAGGAGAAAGAACCCGAAGAAAAGCCTGATAAAACAGCGGAATGGGACAGAGAAGAAGCAATTAAAGCTTATAAAAACGCAGAAAAGAAGCTGGGCGATATGGGTAGAGAACTGGGTGAACTGAGAAAAAAGGTGGAAAGCATAGCAGAACAGCCTGCTACCACCACTAAGGCTTATACCATAGACGATATACCCGCTATGGATGACCTTACACTGGATACATTTTTGAATACTTACAAACTGCAGTTATCCGACCCAGATGTAATGGTGAATGATATTGAAATGTATAATAGACTTATGCTGGAATTTCAGGCACTAAACACTGAAAAGGCAGCAAGAATTGCTAAGGAACGGTTAGCCAAAGAAGAAGAAGCTAAAAATTTAACTAACTTACAAGCAAAAGTAAAAAATGAATTTAACCTCTCTGACAACGAAGCTAAAGAACTCATCAATCTGGCAAAAAAACTTGATAGTAAGCCAGGTAGTAGGGATTTAGAGGCCGCTTTCCTTAAATTGTTTCCCGACAGATACCATACTTGGACTGCCACAAGGAACAAGAGCAAGTTGGAACAAGCGAAAACCACTCCGAGACTACCAGAAACAAAGGCTTCACCTACAAATAAAGTTGTTACTGCAGAGCAATACCGCAGAATGAGTGAAGAAGAGCGTGAACAATATGTAAATAATGCCAGTTTAGAAGAGTTAGATGCGTTATGGAGGGAACTAAAAAAATAAAAGGAGTGAAAAATGCCTCTAACATTAAACACTGACAACGAAAAACTAATAAATCTCCCAATTCTCAATGCCAAGTTAGCCAAGATGGCGTGGTATAACACATTTTGGGCAAAACTGGCTGGATTTCAGGAGATAACCCGCACAAACGGTATCCGTCAAACTAATCCTGCTACTAATGTTGTAGTTCAGGGTCTGCGGGACTTTGTAGAACAAGGAAGAGACAATATGCTGATGTATATGTTGCTTCCTCTGAGTGAACCTGGCGTCTATGGTGATAGCTGGCTTAAAGGCACTGGCGAACAAATGAATATGAAATATTCGCAAGTCTTTATTAACCAGTGGCGTAAAGCAGCTACAAAGATGTCTGGTAGAATGAACTACCAGCGTATTAAAGTCTTAAATCTTATGGAAGAAGTTCAGCCTGCTCTATCCGAGTGGTGGAGTAAAACATACAACGGTGCCTTCTTTCAAACTATCTATGAGGGTGTAAGTCCAAATCTGTCTGCAGGAACTAAGGATAATGGGTTAGGTATGGTGCGTCGTGCTCATCCTAATCAATATACTCATTCTGCTGATGGAGTATTAACCCCTGTAGGAGTGGCAAAGAATACCAAAACTGCTACAGAATTGACAAATGCTCTCAAATCAAGTCCTAAAAAAGTTTCTGCTAAGATGATGTCCGAACTGAGAATAATTCTCTCTACTGAACTATTGATTGAACCTATCGTGCATAATGGCGGGGAATTCTGGTTAATGCTGGTAGCTCCAGATGTATTGAAACAATTGAAACAAGATTCTACTATTATTTCCGCTCAGAATTCTGCCTTTATGGGACAGCTTGCTTCCTTCCCTGCATTTCAAGGTAGAGACTTCGTCTATTATGATGGCATCTGCGCAGTAGAAGAGAGAATAGGCGTAAGAAATGTGCCTGTTAATACTACATTTGGAAGTCTGGATACTTTCTTCGGGCTACTTCACGATAAAGGTTATTTCTTGCCTCCTGCAAGATTTACTGATAGCTCTAAGGCTTATGCTAATATAGTCTTAGGTAGAGATGCTCTGGCTTATGGTATCGCTCAGGATTTGGAATATACTGTAGAAGTAGATGACCACGAGAATGTAATTGAAATCGGGTCTCAAGGTATTATGGGCGTCAATCGTCTGGAATACTTTAACGATTCTGTAATGAGTGCAGTATATGCTCGTGGCAATGTCAATCCTGCAGAATATAATGTTTCTACTCCAGTTATAAATCAAAGCTCAGCTATAATTTATACTGGTAATGCATCATAAGGAGGATTGAAATGCCTACAACATATACCAAATTCAAGAAAAACAACATACAATACCTGAACATATCAAACCTACAACCCGCATCTTCTAAGGCTTTAGAAGCGTATCAGGAAGGCGGAAAAATCTATATTAACATAAGCGGATTAAGCACGGCGGCTAATGCTAAATATGTTAAGATAACAGGATTGAAGCCTGGACTGAAGATTGTAGATGCAAATCTGATAATTACTAATGCGGCTACTAATACTGTTTATGTTGGCACTGGAGCTTATACCGCTTCGGCATTGAAGTTTGCCTTAAGTGCTACTGCTAATCCAGCAAATACTATAGCAAGACCGTCTAATCTGTATTCTGCTAATGCTACCATTCCTGCGAATGGGACATTAATCTTGACAGGGAATAAAAAAGCACTTAAGGGCAAACTAATCATTGATGTAATGGCTATCTAATATATATCTGGGGGAATGTGCAATATCATTCCCCCTTAGCCATAAAGGAGATGAAATGAACAGCATAGAGAAATACAAAAAAGACGGCGCTACTATCCTTACTTGGACAAATGATGCAGATAACGAGATAGACTATGCCAAGATGGAAGGCGGACACATACTTATAAAATTCAATAAATTAAAAACAAGTATAAGATTATATGGTATAAACCAAAGAATTGCTATAGTCGGCGCTAAGTGTTTGCATGAAGAATTAAAGGAAGGAATTGAAAATATAATAAATATATCATATTTCTATGGAATAACATTAACCCATGATAAATCAATAGATTATGCTAACTGGTATTTGTGGGGCGCTGAACCCATATTAAATGCAAATTATATAGAAATAAGTTTAATAAATCCAGACACCGATATTGGTCAATGTTTCCTAATTCTGGATTATATGGTAGTATAGATATATGAAGATAGTATTTATAACACCATATCCGCAGTTCATAAAGCAGATGATGCAAGATTTGACTAAACTGGGTCATAATTGCGAATATTACTCAAGTTTTGATAAGAATGTTATCCCTATATGTGATGTTATCTGGTGCGATTTTGCCACGAATGAAGCATTAAAGATACAGGAATATATGACGCACGCTATCAAGATACTGCGGATACATAGGTATGAAGTATATACGGATATATTACATTATATTGTGCCTTCCGCTTGGGATAAGATAGTATTTGTTAATGAGGCATATTTAGCTAAAGCAGAGGAGAAGATAGGCAGAATAGAGAATGCAGTAGTCTTACCAAATTATCTTAATCCCGAATATTACAGTTATCCTGCTAATAAGAAGGCAAATAACAAGATTGCTTGGGCGGGTTATATCAATGATAAGAAAGGCATAGATGTAATCTGTATGCTGGCTCAGGAATTAAACAAATATGAGTTTCATCTTATCGGCTCAATACAAGACGAAGCTTTATGGGATTATGTAAGACAAAACAGTCCTAAAAATATGTATTGGTATGACTGGACAGATGATTTAGTGAAGTTTTTTGAAGATAAGACTTATTACCTAAACGCATCTATAACTGAGTCTTGGGCTGTAGCTCCTGCAGAAGCTATGCTTTGTGGCTTGAAACCACTAATCCGTAATTGGATGGGCGCAGGCTATGTTTATGATAACGAGTTTATCTGGAGTAATTTCGTAGAACTTAAAAATATGCTCAAATATGATAATCCAGAAGTCTATAGAAAGAAGATAATGTCTCGTTTGAAACCTATAGAGAGTTATATAGATTTGTTTAAGAAAACAGAGAAGAAGATAGAATATCCGTCTATTACTATAGCCATAGTCAAGACCAGAAACAAATACTTCCCGCAATTGCTAAACTCACTGGAATATCAGGATTATCCTATTAACATAGATGTCTTAGATAATATGGATAAGGATAAGTCTATAGGTAAATGTTATAATATTTTAGCGGATAGATGCAAAACTGAGTGGATATGCTATGTAGGAGATGACGATATTCTATCAGAAGGCTATATACGCAATGTAATGTTGGCTTATGTCAATAGAAAGGATATGTATCCTAATACCATTGGTCTCTTAACAGGTGCTTTCTTATTTGATGAAGAAGGCAATCGCTCATATAGCTCTGCTTTTCCTACTGGTATCTGGAAGGCAGATTTCGTAAGAAAGTTTAGATTTGATGAGAAGCTTAAGAGACAAGTAGATACAGAGTTTATAGATAGATTAAGCAATAACCAGTTAGGAACGCTAATGCGGATGGACTGGATAGTAGGCTATTTCTATCGTCAGCATAGTAATAATATATCGGGGAATAAGTTTAAAGAAGGTGCAATAACATCGCAAGAGGTTTAAAATGACTTTAATAGCACCATATCCTACAAGTATAACGATTACTCGTGAAGTATATAAAAAATTGTATCCTAACAGCACTCCAAGATTCGTGCCTGTAGTTTTTAGAGGTAATCCCCCGCACGCTGAAGTGGATAATAAAATAGGGAAATACATACTGGAAAACTATGATATAATTAAAAAGTTTAGCGATTATAATAAAGAGATAAAAAATGACAAAACCCGAATTGCTAAGAAAGATACTAAGTAGAGTAGGCGACCCGCAAGCTAAATCTTCCGAGTGGAAAGATATGGCTTGGGATTTATTTATAGAAAGCGTCTATGAAGCCGAACCTTCTCTTACTATGATAGAAAGTAAGTTTATGACTAATAGGGTTATTGTAAGTGAAGCGGTAGATGCGAATGGCTGTATTACTTATGATATGGATTGGAGCGCTTATTCTAATGTAGGAGAAATCACTATCCGAACAGATAGAGGAAACATAATTTCCCAAGAGATAGATTATCCTTCTTTCTGCACTATGCTGGCTAATCCCTATTTGCGTCCACAGCAGATAGGCAGTAATTATGAATCACTATTTTATCACAGCTATGATGGTGCAAATCTGGTTATTCTTACCCCATTTCCTGCAGATAAAGAAATAACTTTTGAAATTAAATACTATCCCGATATACGAGACTTACTCAAAAATTGGGATGAAGTTTCGGATATACCTCTACATAACTCATTATTAACTCGGTTAATTCCGCAAGTAGCAGTTAAACTTAAAACCGAGATAGGATTGATACTATGAACTTACTCAATATGTATTATGAGATACAGAATACTCTCTATCCCATATCACTTAATCAGTTAAGCTATGGTGATTTTATTGTATCACTTAATCAGGCACTAAGAACTATCAATGCAGAAGCGGAAAAGCCAAATGAGTTAGTGCATATCTATCCTCTCGGAGACAAACTTATAGCCGAATTAAATGAAGAGACCATAGAAGAAGAGACTTATATCATTGGTGGTGAAAACGAAAGATACCCCTATCTAAGCTGGAATGATAAAGAGAATATGTTAGTAGTTCCCGATACTTGGACTAAGATATTGGCAATATATATGAACGATAGACTAATGGAACAGGTGCCGATAACTATTTTAAAACAAGAGAAAAACCATAATCAATATTCTATTTTCAATCGCAGTATCTTCTTCAATATCACTAAAGATGAACTGGAAATATATATGAAAATCCGAAGGGATTATCCTTTCCCTCAGATTGAAGAAATGGAAAATTACACAGGTTTTCCCGAGAATGGTTATCAACTACTCTTTTCTGCCGTGATGACTTCACTATTAAGCCGTCCACGCTTTAATGATATGAATTTACTAAATTTTTATAGACAACAATATTATGAACTTCTGGCTCAATTCTCACAAATGAATATGACCAGACCGCAACCTACGATGCACTGGAGGACATAATGGCATATAATCCATTATCTTTACACGATAGTATTGGCAACAATACTTGGGAACAAACTTGGAAAAGGGTCTTTGTCGTTGATACCCTGTCAAACATAGGAATAGACAGAGGCAATAAACAGATGGCAGATGGTGAAGGACATCCTTCTCCGTTTATAGTAGGCTTAACTCAATTGGGCGTCTCAGGTGGACAAAAACTTTATTTTGGATATAAAGAAAATTATATCCGTCAAATACGCAAGGGCATATTGGAATTTGGGGCTGAAAAACTGGTAGCAAATACAATTTCTCTCAGAAAAATTATAGGCGATGATATAAGCATACATAACCTAAGCACACAAAACATTTATGCGCATACAGGAAATTTTGATAGTTTAAATAAAATAGATAACTTGGAATTTGGCGAAATAAAGGGCGATAAAATTAAAGCAGATACTGCCACGATTAGTAAAATTAACTTTGGAACCCTGTCTGGGACAGAAATAAAAACAGAAAAATTGAATATAGATAATTTGTTAATGAATAATCTTGTAGCTAACGATATAAGGTCTAACTATAAAATTAAGGCTCAAATGGGTGATTTTATTACTGTTTCTACTAATCTAATAAAAACTGGAACTTTCAATGTAGACTATCTTAATGTAAACACTCATTTAAATGTAGATAGTTTATCTGCTAAATCTATAGAAGCAAACGAATTGCATACAAATTTAAGTATTCTGGGAACGCTGGAGGCTGTCAGTATTGTATGTAGTAATCTACAAGCAATTACTCTTGAAACACCACAAGAGATAACGGTTAATAAATTAAATGCCAATGTCATATCTGCCGCTGGTGCGGTTATAGACAACATAGCAGGAACGGATATACACGGAGTTAATCTCAAGGGCACAAATCTTTCTTCATCTACGGTGAGAACCACTAATTTCTGGTCAAAAACACAGACTGTATCTAAAAGCGTGATAAGTCAATTATCTGTCTTGTCTACTGCCAAGATTAAAACACTTTCTTCTAATCAAATTAAGGGATACAATATAGCGACACAGTTTGGAACGATGGAATATTTCAATTCTAACGAGGCTTGTATATATAATTTTAGTGGAGATGATTTGTTTTTTTCTAATGGAGTATTTAACAAAGTTAAATCTGCAACGGTCTCTGCAAGTGATTTTAAGGGGATAACTGCGTCTCTCAACAAGATAATAGGGACAACAGTATCCATAGATAGAGTTATCGGCAATAATCTGTCTATTTCTGTAAATATTATAGCAAATCAGTTATCAGTATTATCTTTAGCCAAGATAAAAACCCTATCTTCTTCTACAATTCAAGGGCAAAGAATATTATTTTCATCTGGAAATATAAGTAATTTAACTGCTAATATTGCTACTATTGTGAATTTTTCTGGTGATAATCTGGGTTTTAATGTAGGAAATTTTAACACTAAGATTAAATCTCCTATGGTTTCAGCTACGACTGTTTCATCTGGTAAATTTAAGGGAGCTACGGTGTCTGTAGGTTTAGTTAAAGGCACAACTGCTTCTATGAACACTTTTAGGGGCACTACAGCTTCAATGAGTAATTTCAATGGTGGAACTGCCTCAATTAATAAAGTAAAAGGATTGAGTATCTACGCTACGCAATGGCTGAGAAGTACCAATATATCGGCTTCAACTAAGATTATTACTAATCAATTATCAACCTTGTCTACTGCTAAGATTAAGACTTTGTCAACTAATAAAGTGAAGGGAACTAATGTTTCGGTTAATACTGTTAGGGGACTGAGTATATATTCTACAAACTGGCTAAGAAGTGCCAATGTTTCTGCTAATTATTTGAAGAGTTCTACAGTATCTGGTAATACAATTAAGAGCATTAATTTATCTGTTTCTACAAAAATTATGGCTAATCAATTATCTGTTTTATCAATAGCAAAAATCAAAACTTTGTCCTCTAATCAAATTAAGGGCACAACTGTTTCTATGGATAAAGTTAAGGGTACCAATGTCTCAGCAAATGCAATAAAGGGTGTTAGTCTGCAAGGATTTGACAATGTAATGGTCTGGTTCTAATGAAAAGAATTACTCTCACAGATTTCTCTGGTGGCATTATAAATAATGTCAATCCTGATTTAGTGCCTGATAATGCCTTTGAAGATATAGTAGATATGGAATATCGGGCAGGTGAGGGCTTAACCAAGCGAAGTCAGGAAATACTCTATTCCGATTTAGCTGGCTTAACCGACGATTTGGGACGCAATGTCTTACCCATACAATCTTTTGTGGTTTGGTATCCAGATATTATTCCTAATAATGCTACTGATAGTAAAGTATATATAATACAGTCCAGAAATAGAATAGTGGTATATTACAGAAAGGGTGTAGGATGGTCAAAAACCTGTATTCTGGAAGGAAGCAATAAAACTGCCACATATTATGTCTCAAGAAGTAAGGTCTTAATCGCAGACGGAATACATACGGTAAGACAATTGTATGTAGACATAACCAAAGAAATTAAATGTTTAGAGATAGGACTTGAAGCACCCAAGTCTATTTTGCAGGTATCGGATGGTTCAACTGATAATGTATATCTGGGCATAAACGAAAGTAATCGGGGTATGGACATAGAAAAAGGTAATATCCTGCAGTATTGTTATACTGTAGAGAATAAATATGGCGCAGAAAGTAATCCCTCTCCTATAACAACTTTTACCAAGTTAATGTATAAATACAAGGATTGGCAATATCCCAACGGCATAAGATATGTATGGTATAAGACAAGATTACAAGGTCTATCCATAAAAGGATATTCTGAAGAAATTAAGGATACATTGAAATATTACAATATCTATAGACGAGATATAGAATATGTAGAAGGAACGATTTATAAAAACTTTGTTTTAGTGGCAAGAATACCTATCAAGAAAGATGCGGAATATCAAGATTATATTGATATAAGCAATCAAAATCTGAAGGATATGGAATATACAGGCGAATCTATCATAACAGATAAGATTTCAATGACTGGCAATGTTATCTTTGTAGCGGATAAAAGGGACAAACCCATTAAATTTCCCTATAAATATGACGCATATCTTGATATATCAATTCTAAACAATAACGATATAGACTATGTAAATGCGGTCATAGCTTTAAAAATTCCCTGGACAACAAGTAAATACAATATTGATTTCTTGCTTTCTAATTTAGAAGATAATAAGGATAAAATAAGATTTTACTTTGAAGATTGTATTACACCCCTACAATGTTTATATCAAACAGATGAAGATAATGAAACTACAGGTTTTTTAGTTAATGTCCCGCATTTAGATAGAAATAAAGCTACCCATATATACTTCTGCTGGAGCTTAAGCGATGGAGTAATAGATGACCATATGAAGAATTTCAATGCTGGAGAACCGCTTTCTATCTTTAATGATAATGAAACTCTGGAGTGGCTAACTAATCCCGTGCGTGATATATCACAAAAGATATATAGTTATGCTTATGATAATTGGGAAGAAAGCGATAAATTGCCGAATAAAGCGGATGAAAACAATCTGGGGTTTGTATACGATGACACAAATCCTGATGCTGAATGGTTTCCCACTATAGGCAAGAAAGAATATACTCGTCAGCCAGTCCTATTTATGGATAGCAAGGCTTATCCTATATATAATTATAGTTTTAAACCCATTGCAAAAACGGGCACGGAAAACGGAAACTATTATGTAGGCTATCAATGGCTAAGTTATGTAAAAAATAACTATAGACTGGAAGCAAGATTTAATTTAAATTTGTATCATAATGCTGGTAGCACAGTATTGGACAGTCATTTATTATCAATAGGTCTTAAAAATGAGCCTAACAAGTTTATGCGGTTAAACATAAAAGTTTTGAATGATAAATTGTTTTTCTATTTGGAGACCAGAGCTGGAAGTGACCCCATAATAATCTATAATGGAGATGGTGAAATTTGCCTAAGTCCTGAAGATTTAGGTTTACCCAGTTTTAATCCTGATTATTCTTTGACTTTAGATGTGTATGTAATATTTCAAAACGATGTATGCTACGCATCTTTTAAGAGCGATATGATAACATACAATGAAATTAAAAAGATGCTTCCCTCATATGAAGATACTTTGATTTCTGGGATGGAAACTAATGAAGCGAGAGTTGGCTTTTCTTTGTATATTACAAAAACAGATACAGATTTAAGATGGAATTATGATATTGTAGCTTTTGATTATTCTACGGACACAAACTTAATAAATTCTTTAGATATGGAGAAGGCAATATTATGCAGACTTCTGGGCATCACTTATTTTAAAGATTGGATAGGATGCAACCATTGGCAAGATACAAGATTCTGGGGAGACAATATCAATATCAGCCAAGAATATCATAAATTAGAAAATCCGAATGCAGAGAATACTGTTTTAAGATGGAGCAATATAGAGGGCAATACTTTCCCCGTATTAAATTATTATCCCTTTGACGAGAAAATAGAAGCCATAATCCCGCAACCTGCATATTTGCCTATGCAATATATCAATACTATAATAGTCTTTACCAGAAACTCTATCAATAGGATAGTGCTTTCAAATGAGTTAAATCAAATGGCTGAGATGCCTGCTAATATTATTAAGGAATATAGCAATCTTGGGTTATATGCACCGAATAGTTTAGTAGAAACTCCGCAAGGTCTCATTTGGCTAAGTGAAGGCGGAGTAATGCTGTGGAATAGAGATGGGATAAATAATATCAGTAAGAATAAGATAAATTTCAATATTTACGATAAGGATGCCATAATCGCTTGCTATTACCCATTACTTAATCAATACATTCTATTTGTAGGAGAGCGTGAGCGCATAGCCTATGTTTATCATTTAGATTATGATTGCTGGACAAGATTTATTAATTTTGAAATTAAATGCACGGCTAATTTAAATTATGGCACGGAAGATATTAACTCTATGTTAATCGTGCGAGATGACGGTATCTGGGAATATAATCCCGCAATGGATAAAGTTAGAACAAATTATTTAAGAACCAAGCGGTATAGACTGGATTATATCAAACCCGTGAGATTTAGATTGCTTTGCACACAATACCCAGAACAAACAAAAGTTATGACAAGGAATATTGAGTTAGGTGGGTATTTAACTAATGAAGTAGAAGTAGATAAATATAAGTGGGTATTAATCCCTAACGGTATTTGGGGTGAATACCTGCAATTTTACTTTAAAAATATAGACCAGTTAATAAGACTGGAAATAGATTTAAAGGAGACACTATAATGGATCCGACAACCTTAACATTATTATTACAAGCAGTGCCAGTGGCAATGAAGACTGGTTATTTGCTATTTAATAAACCCAAGAAGTCTTTGTATCAGAACAAAGAACTGGAAAATACAGTGCAGAGATTGATTGCTAATAATCAAGCAGATATAGTTAATAAAACCTTAATGAACCAACTCACTTCACAGGCTAAATCTTTAGGTGCGAGAGTTTATCAACAGCAACAGCACGCACTGGAAATAGGAAGAGAGCAAGGTCTTTTATCATCTGGTCAGTATGCACAAGGTTTACTTACTGCGGGCGCACAAACTCAGGCTACGGTAGGAGCGCAAGCACAACAGGCAGAAACCACTGCATTGCAGAATTGGCAAACAGAAAAGGAGAGCACTAACCAACTAATGATACAGCTGGCAATGGCAAAAGACGAGGCACGAAGAAATTATAAGATGGCTAAAGAGCAATGGAAAGCAGAATTATTTGGCGCAGGTATGGATATAGGCACTGTAGCTGCAAGCACTCTTGCTAATTATATAACTAATAAACAAAACGAGAAAACCTTTCAAACCATAACGAGCAAATACGGCGACCCATCTAAATGGGATACAGATATAATGATGAAGGTATATACCGAGCTTTTAATTAATCAATTTACTCGTCATCTTGATAAGGGGAAATCAATATATGAAACTTCTCCATCTACAACCTTAAACGCTACTCCAACAGGAACGGAACCACTATCAGTTTCTACTGGAACAGGAACTGAAACGCTTGCAGAACCTACTACAATAGGAACTGAAGAATTATTGAAGCCAACTAATCTACCTGAAACCGTAAGCATAGAACCAAATAGAATGCTTCATCCTTCAGCTACAACGGGATTATTGCCTGATATAGCAAGCTTTACTAAGAACATATCTAAGTATACCAGCGCAACTAATGTGCCTATTTATATGAACCTCTATAACGAATTGACGAAGAGCAATCTTGACCCGACTAATCCTGAGTGGGTAAGATATATCAACTCTAAATTTAAGCTTGGTAAGGGCACTTATATTAACTTTATGAAGGGCTTGGGTTATAGCGAAGCAGATGCACTTAGATACTATAATCAGGCCATAAGGAGATAAAATGGCAGACAAATTATTTCCTACACCCGAAGCTACCGTCCAGTTTCAAATGCCGAATGAGCATAAGGATTTGCTGGATTTAATGGATAATATGATAAAAATGAAGATACAGCAACAGAATGAAGAATATAAGCAGAAAAGGCAACAGTATGAACTAACCCAATTAGAAAATGAAGAAAAGCGCAATCAGTTTTTGATAGAAAACATAAAGAATATTTGGGGAGAAGAACCAGTAAACAAATTAAAAAGTCAAGGCTTTGTAGATGCCGTATCTTTACAACAATATTTGCAACAGGACTTTACAAACAATTATCTTAAGCAAGCACAGAAAGACCCTTCATTGTTAACACCAGAAAACTTAGAGGCAAATAGAGACAAACTATTGCCTGATGTATATAATGCTTTATATAATAATATTATATCAGAGCAGAAGGGAAGCGTTTTGGCTGATTTAACTAAAGATTTATACAGATACAATTGGAATTATGATAGATGGGTAGAAGAACTACAACGGCGTGGCTTTAAAACACCAGAAGAATATAAGGCATATGACTTTATTTATAATCAATATCAGCAGGATATGAACAGAAGAAAGGGAACTGGAGGCGGAGGCGCAGGAACTACAACCAAACCCGCAACAGAAAAAGAACCTGAAGCGCAATCTATCAGTATATATAATATGTCTAAAATATTTAAATCTGCGGGCATAAATTTAGAACCAGGTTATTTCAATGACCCTGCCTTAAATAAGGCAAATGTAAATCAAGTAGAAACTGATTTGGATAGTGCATATAAGGCGGTTTTAGATGCAAGAGAAGGATTGCCAAGCAGTATTTATAGTTCCGATGCAGAAGGCTTGGGTTTGAAATATGAAATAAAAACATATGGCGAAGGTGGAGATTATTATATGGAGTTAAAAAACAAATATAATAAGCAAGCCTATAGAATACGAAAAGATGACGGAAAATTATCTCAATATGACCCGCAAAAAGGTAAATGGATAGGAGTTAAGGATAAAGGTGTCAAGGCAGAGCTGGAAACCTTATATAATGATTATTGGCAAAAATTGATAGATTATGACGGTGCTTGGCGCAATTTCAAAAGAAAGGCAAATCAAGCTAAAGAAATAATGGACGAAGCTAAAAATGCTTCTAAAATAGCTAGGGATATACCGAATATTTATGGCAAATAGCGCATTTACTCCTCTCATTCTGGATGACAAACTCTCTCCAGAAGAAAAGATAAAACGAGCACAGAAGTGGCTTCAGGAGAATAAGTATAATTATAATCTTATTACTTCAGCTTACACTATGACTACTCGTCCCCCAGAAGTGGAGCCATATCTTGAAAACATAAAGAAAGATATAGATACCTATAAAAATGTCCAAAGCGCTGTATCACAATATCATAACGAATTGAATGCCATTAAGGCGGAAAATGCACTAAAAGTAAAAGCATATAATGACCAGATAACTACCGCTGTAGAACAAAAAAGAAGTATGGAGTTTGGTAGACTGGCTAAACCCGAGAAGACGGTTTATTATACAGATAAGAATGGAGCAATAACAAGATATGAAGAATGGATAAAAGCCAGACCAGAAGATTATACATTTGGTGCAGAATTACCTAAGAATGCAAGAATAGTTTCACACGGTAAAAATAAATATGTAGTTAGAACCTATACCATAGATGAACTTGGAAAAGAAATAAACAGATTATCGGAAGAGCAAAAAACAAGATTAAAGACATATCAGAATACTATTGGCTATTATTCTATGAAGGAGTGGACACCATTTAAAAATACGAGTCCTATTGGTAGAACTGCCAACGCATTATTAAGTGAAGTAAATAAAACCTTAGTGGGAACTGCCTTGTCTTTAACAGAAAATGTCGCTACAGCTTCTCTTGTATTGAAAAATCACGCAGATTTACAGCGTCAATTTGTTAATGATTTAGTTTCTGGTAAAATTAGAGATTTCAATGATGCCATTGGACAATATGGTAAAACTTGGTCTCAGGCGGTTAGATTATCTAAAGTAGATTTTCCGAGATTTGCCTTAACAGGGTCTCCTGCAGTAGACTATTTACAATTTACCAAAACTCATCCCACAAGTCCAGAGGGTATACCCCAAGAAATTAGTATGGCGGAAGAAGTCGTGCAATCCGTATTAAAGATGATTGATGATATAGCGTTAGTATCGGGCACATTGAAGGCTGCAGATATAGCCAAATTACCTTCTATTGCAGAAGGCACAACTAAAATGGCGTCTCTATCCTATGCCAAAAGATTTGGTGGAACACTTGCCGCATTGGATGCCATTAAGACCTACAATAGTTTAACTGGAGACACCCTGATGAAGAAGGGCGGAATGGATGCTTTAGATATAGCAAATGCTGCATTAAAAACTGCCGTCTCTGCAGGATTAACTTATGCACTGTTTGCTATACCTCCGCTAACTGCAACCTCTAAAACTGCACAAGAATTAACCGTTAAACAAATTCAAGACAGAATATTCAATGCTGGCAAAAAGGCAATGCAAGATGCCTTGAAGAGTGCAGTATTTACTACCCCACTAAAGTTAATGACTATAAATACTGCCAATATAATTGCTAATTATGGGATAGATATAGCTACAGGTAGAAGCACAAGCAAGACCGTTAATGAGATGGGTGCAGAAGTTTTAGGTCAGGTAATCCAAGAACTACCCCAAAGTTATCTAACTGGACTTGCACTTGGAACAGTAGGAGCCATTAAAACGGGAATAAATACAATTAAGGTAAACAATTTTATTAAAAATATCTACAAAGAATATGAGAAATGGAGCGACCCGAATGTAGTTCCTATAACTCAGCACCAGAAAAATATGCGTCGCTTATCAATGACATTAGTTAAAACAATGGATTATATAAGAGAGGGGGATATTGCGGCGGCAAAAGAAGCATTAAATTCTTTTTATGGAAATAATCCGCTTAAACCCGAAACTTATAGTAAAATGGAAAGATTTATGGCAGAATTGGGCAAAAAAAATACTTTTATGGTAGAATATTTACTAAGAGAACTTGAGGGCGAATTACACAACAGCACCTTAACTGATGAAAATTTAGGGATAGTAAATGGCGACCAAATCTTCAGACAACTATTAACCATTAAATATTTATATGAACAGGGTAATTATGCGGATGCAATGAGTATGTGGAATAGCGTTTATAATCAAACTCATCCTGTGGATTTTAATAAAAATAGCGCAGTTTACCGCACAGCTATTTTAGATATGTTTGTTAATAATAGTTTACTAAAGAAAAAATTAACCCCACAACAGAGAAAGTTATATAGAGAAGAATTAAAATCTTTTGCTATGTTATCTTATTTAAATGATATTCTGGAGTTATGTAAACAGCCAATCGTAAATGTAGCAACTGAAGATATAAATAAAAATAATTTAGCTAAAAGTGCTATCGTCCCGAGAATGAAAGATGTAATGGAGCCAGAAGGCACTGAAACAAAACCAACAGAAGGAGTGCCGATTGTTAAGGTCAGTCCAGAAACCAAACCTCCAGTGAAGCCATCTATTACACCTGAACCCACAACGCTGGTAAAACCTACGGCTGAACAGCCTCCGATTACTCCAACCCCCACAACCGCACCAACAGAGACAACACCCACAGAAGAAGAAGCACCTGAAGAGAAGGAAAAGACCCAACAATTGAAAGCAGTAGAGAGAATGATAGCGAAAAAGAGAAAAGAGAAGGGATTGCCACCCAAACCCCCTGCAAAAGAACCAGTAAAACCTCAAGTTTCAATAGAAAAACCAGAAGTTAAACCTGAAGTCAAGTCTGAAGCAAAGCCAACAATCAGTGCGAATATTCCTGTAAGTTCCGCAAGAAAATTATCACCAGAAGAGAAGAATAGAACAAATCGTGCATTTCATAAAGTGCTAAGAGACGCTACAGGCGGAGACAAGGAGATGATGAAGTATGTCAAGTCTGAAATAATTAATGATATAACCAGTGCAACAAGAAAAGGCGAACCTCCAGTTAATCGGATGGTAGATATGACAGAGGAAGAGTGGGGCGTTTTAAATAAACTATTAAGCGATGAAAGGGGAAAATTAAATCCAATAGAAATAAATGAAGATATGCACAATCTATTGGAGAAGAATAAACAGAAATACCTTAAATTACAAGAGGAAGGAGGAAAATTAAATGCCGAAGAAGGTAGAGCAAGAGATACGAAAATCACTCCGCAAGGCGCACCCGAACTGGAGCGAGGAGAAGGTAAAGAGCACGACTTACGCTACAATGCAGGCGAAGGGAATATGGCACCCCAAGAAGGGGAAAAGAAAGAAGAAGTAGAAGTTAAGAAAGCACCTGCTGTGGGTAATATAGACGAAATAGTAGAGAGAGTAGAACCAGAAAAGACAAATGTTATACCAGAAGAAAACATAGGAAAAGAGAAGAAGGTATATAAGAAGAATAAGGAACTGAAGATTAAGTATGCCTTAGTGCCATTGGATAAGGTTATTACCAGCCACGATACAGACTTTAATCCTAACCCAGAATATCCGCAAGAACTACAGAACCGAGATAGAAGTAAAACACAACTTAAACTGGACACAATAGAAAAGGTTAATAAGTTTATACCTTCATTGTATATGGAGAACGAGGTAGCCTCAGACGGTAGACCCATTGTAGTAATAGATAAAAATGGCAGAGTAATAACTCTTACTGGTAATGGTAGGCTTATTGCACTTAAAATGAAGGCAGAGAAAGAGGGTGGATTAACAGAATACGAAAAGGAATTAAAAAGCAGATTACCAGAATTTGGATTAAAAGACCAAGATATCAAGGGCAGGGTATTAGTGGGCGTCTATTATGGTAAGGATAATCTGGTAGATTTAGCCAGACTATTAAATGAGCCAGAAACAAAAGAATTATCTAAAATAGAGCAAGCAGTAAGCGATGCAGTATTGTTGGCAAACGCCAAGAAGAAAGGACGAGATGTCTTAGCTAAGCTTAATGAAGATGTATCAAATATATTATCCCCTAAAAATAGTCAATTTTTACAGTTATTTACTGAGATATGCGTTGGAGATGAGGCGAAGGTAAGGGCAGAATCTGGGGAATATACTTACGATTTCCAAGAGAGAGTAGAAAATGCGTTGTTTATGTATGTCTTCAACAATGACAATAGAGCTAAAAGCCTGTTATCTGCTTATAGAGAAGCGGGAGAGACACGAATTAAAGCACTTCTAAATGGGGTAATGCTTAATTTACCGCTTATTAGCAAGCTTAGAGATTTAATAGACACATATCATTGTATGGACTTGGATATGACACCTGAGCTTCTGGACGCTTTGTATGATATAAATGAAATCAGAAAATCAGGTGAGAAAATAGAGGATTTGCTATATGCTACAGACATATTTAGTGAAGACCACATACGAATACCAGACTATAAGATACCGCTGTATCGGGCACTGGTAAGCATCAAGAGCAATAATAAAGCTAAACTGTTCATTGGCGGATATTATTCATCCGCAATGGATACTCTTGATCCGCATCAGCAAACCTTATTTTCTAATTTACCTACAAGTCGTAAAGAATTTATAACAGAATACGCAAAGGAATGGTTAGAGACCTATGGAAAGAAAACTTACGAAGAAGCAAAGACAGCTATTGCTAAAACAGCTGTTTCACAGGAAGTGGTCGGAGCTGGAAAAGAAAGACCACCAGAAAAAGTAGAACAGAAAGGTAGGGCAGTAGCTAAGCCTATTAAGCGAACTGTTAAGCCTGTATCTTTAGAAGGGCTAAAAGGTAAGAAATTATATCAAGCGTCAATACATAATGTCTTAGCCAATGGTGGATTAAAGAGAAAACAAATTGATGCTACAATTAAGATAATTGACGATGTATTGAAAACCTTCACTAAACTTACTGATGCAGGCACAATAACAGACGAGAATTATGGAGACTGGGTTAGCACGATAGTTTACTATCCCGAAGCACCAGAATTTAATCCTTTAACTAAAACTAAGCAAGGCGAAGTAGTTAAGGGTTTCTTTTTTAATATAGATGAAACAGGCAGGGCTGGTATGGTATTTGGCAAGAATATGGATGTTAGCACGATGCCACACGAATTCTCACATTCCTATGAACTGTTAATGCAGAAGGGCGCTGAAGTATCACCTAAGGTTAAAAATATGTATAACCTTTTCTCGCAATGGTTAGGCGTGAAGCCTGGAAATTGGACAAAAGAAGCTAAAGAAAAGTTTGCCAATGCGTTTATGCACTGTCTGCACGAAGGATTATATAGAGATGGTGAGATAGGCGAGGCATATGAGATAATGGAAAAGAGTTTAAAAGCCATATGGAAAGATGTAAAAGATGTAGAAGAGCTGGAAATACCAGATTATATCCGAGATTTATATAATATCATATTTGGCACTAAAACTTATGAGCAAGTATTTGATAATGAGATACGAGACTTGATTAAAAAAGAAACCCAATTTATTCCCGAGAATGCCACTCGTGGTTCTCCTTTTAGGTCTCCTTATTTCAAGATTAAGCCTGTAAATAAATCTACAAGCATAGTAGAATATACTCCTAAAACAAAGGGATATACCACCACTACCTTTATGGTAAAGAAAATTGATGGCGGATATATAGTAGATGGGATTGTTTGCAGAACTCCTGAAGACATACAGAGAAGATTAGCCGAGATTATCCGTGATTTCAGAGATGTATTTGATTATAGAAAAGTATTTCAATCAAATGATGCCGAAGTAAATAAAAGACTAAATGACGCAGAAAAACAACAAAAACAGATTTTAAAACAGCTTAAAGATGATTTGAATGCGCTATATGCCTCCGTGACGAAAAGTAAATTAAATCTGGATAGTATTAGAACTGCATTGACTTCTGTAATTGAAGATTTTATTATGAGAGATTATGGCATAGACCCGACCACTCCAGATGGACACAAAAGATACCAATATATAGTTAAAAATTATACTGGACAGACAAGTCTTTCTAAGGCTTCTACATTTGAGCTGATTAACTTGCTTAATGAATTTGAGCCTGGAATGAAAGATGTAGTCTTTGGTTCAGATTTCTTCAAGGTATTACCAGGAGTGGTTAATCGTGCACAAAAATATCTGGAAGGAGAATATGATGAAGAGGCTATATTGAGGGCTATATTTACAGGTGTATTTGAATATCCATCAAGTAAAAATAAAAGGTCAACTCAGCTTCTTTATTGGATTCGTTCAACAAATGCCTTAATCTATACAATGGGTCAGGCTGGAGTTAAGGTAGTTGAGTATGCGTCCGAAGCCAGAAAATGGCGTGAGCAGATGTTATATAATGGTATGCGCATAATATATGAAATGGAGCGTATATTCAATAATTATCAGAATTGTAATGCGCATCAAGAACCTTATGGTAAGGGTGCACAACGCAATGTATGGCGGATAATTATAGATGCCATAGAAAAGGTTAATCCCAATTTGGATGGCGAAGCTAAACTACAAGCGCAATATAAAATTATAGAAAAAGGAGTAGGGGAAAATAATGAAAAAGCCTTGTCTAATATAAAAGGTTATTTTCTTATTAATCTTGAGGATGTTAAAAAAATCTTTGAATTAACCAAAGAGTTTACAGATTATTTCGGTCAGCAAATAGACCAATTAAATAATAGGGTGGGTGAAATTGTTATAGGGAAGCAACCCAACTATATAATAAGGTCAATTGTCAATGCCAAAAGTAAGGATTGGGGACTTAATATACATCCCGAATCTGGAAGAATAACTATGGATAAACCAACTTCAGTTTTATCAAGGGAGGCGGAGGAAGAAGTCGGCATAAGAAACTTGAATATGATTAAGTTGTTTAAAAATTATGTTTGGGGTATGAGCCAGTATATAGCAAATTATAAATTTGTTCAATTTGCAAATTACGAATTACCATTTATAGTCCCACAAAACATTCCCTGGAGACAATATTTTATTGCTTGGATGAAGAATTATGTGAGTTTGGGAGCTATGCCAGATGATGTTTCTTATTTAATAGACCAAGCCAAAACCGTTTTAGTTAATAATGTGTTGAGTTATAATTTTGGGATGGTAGCCTTAAACTATTTTCAGAGATTTTTATCGGCTTTGTTTGTAGAACCGAAGGTATTTAAAATGTGCGTTGCTAAGTTAAATCCTCTTAATGCTAAAATGAGCGAAGAAGATTTAAATAAATATTCTAATTTCCGAGAATTGATGGATATATTGGCAACAGGTGGTAAAAGTATATTTATGGAAAGCGTAGAAGAGTTTACTAAGTTTGACCCATATCATTCTGCACGGGAATGGGTTAATACCTATGGCAAGATGGCAAAAATAAGCAGAAAGATTTTAGAGAAATCTCCATTTATGTTTTTTGAAGAAGGAAACTGGCGATATGGCTATGTTATGGGGGCGGTTCAATCTATTGTGCATTCTAATACTTTCAAAGAAATATATAATAAATTAATAAATTCTGGTATGAATAAATCAGAAGCATATTGGCAAGCGATAAATGATGCGCTTGCTAATCCTGTGGTATTTAAAAATGCGCTAACCAGTGCGCAAGTAGTAAATGCCGCAGTTAATGTAGACCCATCTTCTATATTCGCACCATTATTATTTGGTAAAAAAAATGTTCTTACTCCGATCTTATTTTTCTGGCGCTTTACGGTTAATATGGCAAATATATTCCTTCTGGATGTATTTAATAATTGGTCATTAAAAAATCCTTACAGTCGTTCTTATGTAGATTTATTTTTACACGGTGGCGAAGAAGCAAAAAAGACAACGGGCGAATTGAAAGTATTATACGATATGAGAAATACATTTTCTCCTTCAAATCTAAAGAGGATATTTGGACAATTAGGTGAAGAATTTTTAGGAGACCTAAATCAAGAAGAAGCTGAGAAAATATTTAATGCAATCAATGATGCTATTAAGAAAAGAGAAAAAGTTTTAAAAGATACAGATAAATATGCCAAACTATTATTAACTGGCAAGCTTGCGGGTCAAAGATTTCTTGAGTTCTTGGGCTATATGGCAGTAGAGTTCCTCATAACTTATGTAGCTTCAGTATTAAAACAAGCACAAAGAAAGATTATTGGTCAGTATTTAATCAAGCCAGAGAATAGAAAGGCTTTTTTAGGCAAGGTAGTTCCTAAGAGAGAAATTAGAAAGGCGGTATTAAACTCGGTTAATATAGCCAAGATGATAAGTCCGAAGTCTATAGGAACTGGCTTATTCCCTGAAGTTAATATTTATAATACTACAGAGTGGCGGTCTATTGTGCGGGCACTTTTAAGATGGTCAACTATAGTAGCAATACCACCTTTGAGCTTTGTTGATATGATTTTACGAACTGCTACGGGTGCAAGCTTAGAGGAAATTATCTATTACAATTGTATATATGAAAAGAAAAGAAAATAAATAAAGGAGAGAACGATGTTATTATCCAGAAAATTCTTGCTATCGCTGTTAATTGCGATAGTGGGCACAATCTTAATGGCACAAAGAGCGATTACTCCAGAACAATGGCAATGGTGTATGACGGTTACGGTCTTAACCTATGTTTCCAGTTTAGCCATACAGGAGAATAAGGTTAAAAATACTAAGGTAATTAAGATTGATATTTACCAAAGAATAATAAATCTGTTTACTCGGGATTTTATTTTAACAATCCTGTTATTTGTCATTGCTACAGTGTTTTTAAGCAAGAATATAATTACGAATACTGTCTGGTTTGCTTTAGTGTCTGCCTTAGGTGCAGTTTATAATATAGGTAATTCTCTACAAAAATGACCAATAAGATTATACTGATAATCATAGTAGTTCTGCTGGTAGTTCTTGGCTTGTATATTTATAAGTCAAAGAAGACCGAAATTCAGGAATTACCAGCAGTTATTGAGCATACTCAGATAGTGTATAAGCAAATGCCAGCTAAGGTAGAAACGCTGGTGGTTAATAATGTTCCCCGAGAGTATGCCACTTATGAAGCAGAGAAAGATACAAATAATGTTCATCTTTCATTGAAGATAGGCTATGATGAGCTGGATAATAAGTTTGATGTTAAGGCTGATGTTTTTAGCAAAGAGAAGGTTTTAGAGCCAAAGAAAGTTCAATTTACCTCCAGTATAGGTATAGGTTTTAAGCCTGATGATATTAACCCTGATTATGCAGTGTTAGATGCTGGAGTGAAGGTAAAAAACTACAGAATTACAGCCTTTGCTGATACCCGAAAAACTATCGGTGTCAGACTGGGTGTAGATTTTTAAGGAGTTGTAAAATGCCAACGACAATAAAACAAAGATATGACCAAGAAAATGATGTAGGTAAATTGGGAAGTAGTTCTATTGCTTCTCGTCCACTGAAAGATAATTTTTTGGTGCCTGTTTGGGATGCAGATAATAATGTAGGAAGGGTAAGTAGAATAGGGGATTTAATTATAGATAACGATAACTATGTTAAGTCTATGATATTGAGTGGCGCTTATTTCCCCACGGCAAATATCGTCTATGATGCTTCAAATAATATTCTTTCAGCTGATATAGAATATGCAGATGGCAAGACTGGTAAATTAACTAATGTATATCGTGGCAGTCAAGTAATGTCCTATTTTACCAGAAATCAAGCCAGCGGACTGACAAAAGAATACAGTATAAAACAGATAAAAGATAGTGCGGGCAGAGTAATTAGTAAGCAGTGGTATGACAAAAGAGTAGAAATTACTGGAGACATTAAACCTTTTTGCGTCAAACTTAATGACACACCGAGCGAAACTGAAAATACTGGCATACAGAATATTAATATTAAAGGCATAAATTTGACTACAGGCATTAATTTGGCTGTTAGTGGTAATTTTGGATTAAGTTTAGATAAAACAAGTTGGAATAATGTTTTAAAATTAGATAGTAATTATGATGGAAAGGTATACATACAAACAAAAGAAGCGGAAACCTTAGGCGAATATACGGGTTATCTATCTATCTTCAGTTCAGAGATAGAAGAAAGAAGAATACCTTTAAGTGGTGCAACGGGAAATGGCACGGAAACTAATCCTTATCCTGTGGCTTCAGCTTATCAGTTAGATGATGTGCGCAATGGTCTTGATAAATATTACAAACAATACTGCAATATTGCGCTTGACCCAAATACTCATTTTCCATCTATTGGAACTTATTCTAATAGATTTACTGGTACATACGATGGTAA